GCTCTCGGATTGTTGGATGATTTCGGAAAACCTAAAATTCAAGGGCATACAATCTGGCCTAATCATTAAAAATATGAATAATAAAACTATAATAAGTGTTGTAATTTGGAGTCCTCAAGATAAGCAATTATTTTTTACACCTACGCTTCAAGATAAAGGGAAGTGTACGATTTATTATTGTGAAAAGGCAGATACCTGTGAATTGCTTAAACGAGGCCAATGTATAAATAATAGTGTGTTTTCTTGTAGATGTCCTTATGGATCTGTAAACACAGAATATGGGTTTAATAAAAAATCAAAACAATGCCATCCGTGGATTGAACAGATGAAGAAAGAATATGGTCAATATAATCGTATTAAAGGTTCTCCCCCTGATAAATTAGCAGTAGTTGGTGAGTTTGTTTATATTCCTTACGCTCATATGACAATGAATACTGCGTTACCGATTGAGCAGCACAGTAGTTTATTTTTGAGCGGCACATCATTTATTAGAATAGAACAATTTACAATTGAAACTATTAAATCCATTGTTGATTTTCGTCCTTATGCTTTAATGGGTGGTGAGATAACACAGTATCAGTTGGAAACTATTCCTAAATTTTTAGTTCATTTAATGGAGGAGTTTTATTTTTTGTATAAAGAATTTATTACCAAATATCCCGAGTATATAACCAAATATAAATTAGTTGATCGAAGTTATATTGGAAGAACTGCTTTATTGAAAACTACCAATCCTTATAATATTAGCATTGGAAAAGATAAATTTAGTTGGAATGGAACTTGCTTAACCAGTATCGAGTATAATACCCTATGGATTGATGTTAAAAATTCAAATGGAAGCAAGGCTATTAAAGAAATATCTGTTAATATTGTTCCGGCTGATGATGCTGTAATTGAGATTGAAAATAATGGACAAGTAAATGATAATACAGTATTTGTAGATTAAAATGTGAAGTTTTAATGAAAGATTCAAGTATCGATTTTCTACGAACTTATCTTTGTCCCGATTGTAACAAATGGCACTTGACTTCTAAATAATTATATAGTCCATCCTTTAAGTGAACTAAATTTTCCATTCGTTAGCAATGCCACTACGTTTGGAGATAATTTATATTTTTTAGAAAATTCATATGGTTCTCCTATAAATTTTTTATTTTTATTGACATTTTAATTTATTGCTGATACACTCTTACTATGGTTATAGACATATCAAAAATTGACAGAGACCAATTTTATGTAAACGAGCACATTTGGAACGGAGAATTACTTTATTTAGTCATTCCTCGTCAGATTGGTGTTAAGTGGAATAGAGACAATTTAATATTTAGATCAAGTGTTTGGAATTATTTGGGAGAGCCAGTCAGTTTATCATATTATAAGTTTTTTAATTATGGAGAAAAACCAGAACTTTCTCCAATTCCTAAAAATTTAAACAATAGCGTTATTACAACCAAAATTGACGGATCAACAATTATTATAAGTAAATACAAGGGAACTTTTATAATAAGATCGAGAGGAACTATTGATGCTTATACTTTAACTACTGGCAATGAAATGGATATTCTTAAACAAAAATATCCAAAGTTATTTACATTATCAACGGCTGAAACTTGGGAATTCTCGGTTATTACAGAATACGTAAGTCCGAATAATCAAATTGTTATAAAATATAATGAAATAGATTTTATATTAACTGGTTTAATTTATCATAATAATTATACTTTAATGTCTCAATATGAACTTGATGAGTTGGCAATTAAGTTAAATATGAAACGTCCAGAAACATATCAATTTACAACTCTTGATGATCTTCTTGATAATGTTGATAGATGGATTGATAAAGAAGGAATTGTGTTGTATGTTAATAGTCAGCAACAATTAAAAATAAAAGCAGCAAAATATTTATTTTTACATAAAATGAAGAGTGAATTATCTTCTATAGAAAAAATTATTGATGTATGGATTTCTCAAAATTATCCATCATATATTGATTTCTATAATTATATTGTTACTACGTTTGATTATGAACTGGCAGAATATTGTCGAGGACATATGTCTAATATTTGTGATGCTTGGACTCAAGTTAAACAGATTGAATCTGGAATGACACGATTTATTGATGGGATTAAAAATTTGCCAACACGTCGGGAACAAGCATTAAAAATTATATCATCATATGGCGGAGAAAATAATAATCGTGCCGGAATGTTGTTTACATTGCTAGATAATAAACCACTTACATCGGATAATTATAAGCGGCTTATTTTTCAATGTTTAAAGAAATAAAAATTTATTAGTATAACAACCGCCAATATGTTTGTTGATGCTAAACTTGAAATTGCCAATCAAAAAAGAATGAAAGCAATTTCCAAAAATAAATATGAAATTATAGATAATCGGGAGATTGATTCTATTACTGATTTAACACATCCATAATGCTATGAATATATGCTATACTGAAGAGGTCGAATATGATCTTGAATCACTTGGAAATAATGCTTGGCTTACTGGATGTCCGTTGTGTGGAGACCAGTGTTGGTTAATAGATAAAAAGAAACGGGATGAAATAAACAAATACATATATGAGAAATATCCAGATAATGACTTGACAAAATAGATTTAATCTATATACTACGATTATATGAAAAACCTAGAACGCTCAAATATAAAAGACATTTCTCAAGATATGATTGCTGCCCTCCAAGTGGTGGCACTCAAACACGGTATTCAATTCACTTCCAAGGGATGTAGTTTCACTTCTACTTCTGCCAACTTCCGAATTGAAGCGGCAGTGGTCGGAGATGGTGGAGTGATTGAAACTCGTGAACGCACCGATTTCCCACTATATGCCGCCAGTTATGGGCTGAAACCTGAATGGTTGGATAAATCGTTTGTGCATGGTGCTGACACATTCACCATAATCGGTCTTTCTACCCGCAAGCACAAGCAACCAGTGCTCGCCAAGAATGCCCGCAACAATAAGACCTATGTATTTCCAAACAACACCGTGTCAGCGTTGATGAATATCCAACACCCCGTCACTGCTTAAATGGATTATATTGAAAATTGAAATGGTTGAATAATGTCAACCTACCTTCTAATGACTTGACAAAATAGATTTAATCTATATACTGCGTTTATATGAAATACAAAATTAAAATTGCTCGTGACTTAACTTCAGTTTTATCAAACAAATATAATCAAATTGTTTCTTTGACTGGCATCGCCATGATTTTTATTAGACATAAAAATGAACTATTCAGAGTTGGGGATAGATTAACCGATGCACAAGTGGATGATTTGTGTGATAATAGTATTTACGATATTACTATTACAACCAAAACTTAATGTCAACCTACACTCTAATGACTTGACAGAATAGATGTAATCTTTATACTACGATTATATGAAAGAGTTAATTAAAATTGAAATTAGACAAAGATCAGAAAACAACTTTGAAGCTACTGCTACCGTTGTTTCTAGTAAAAGAATTGAATGGGAGTTAGAAGGTAGTGGAACTACTGCGGCTGAGGCTGCTCAAGAGGCATGGGATTTATATATGTTACCCGAAGAAAAATGGAGAACTATGGGATATATCATCCAATGAAATACTTTAAACAAATTATAATTCAACAAAAGGGAGATATTTCATCAAATGATTTTCGTTCGTTTGCGTTGGTGGATGCGTCAGATGGAACTGCGTGGGAATTAAGAGGATATGGAATTACTGCCGCCGTGGCCGCAGGGGATGTTTGGTCTGTGTTTATGGTTCATAAGGAGGAAGATTGGTGTTTATATGGAGAACCATATAATGAATGTAAAGTATGATAAAACATTTTAATAAAATATTTAAAGAAATAGGAACCTTCCATTTTTGGACATATTGGCAGTTTTTTTGGACAGTATATTGTGCCACTACTACCGCAGTTAATATTTATCAACGTTCGTGGATCTGGGTTATATTGGATATTATCAGTATGATTGCTAATTTTATCGGGTTTGTTTATTGGTTGGTTAAGTATGTGGAACATCGAAAGAATGATGAAATAAATTGACAAAATAGATATTATCCGTATACTCATAAAAGATGAAAGATTTATTGAACAGAGAACATGACGTAGATAAAATAGCGGAACTTCCTCATCGTGAAAGAATGCGGATGAGAGATCATCGTTATTATCATGGCTATATGTATCCCGGTAATAAAATTCGTAATTTTCTAAATAGTAATATTGGAGTAAATTGGGATATCGTTTATTCCAAATATATTGCGGCAGATTGGGTGCCGGAATATTATAAAAATTTAGAAACCATCAGATGGAGTGTAATCATTGATACTTTTATAAAAAATGGAAAAGTTTATTATCTGGATACGAGAGCAGGAGTAGAATCTTCTGTTGACTCTCATCCGTATTACAGACGGCAAATGTTTTATGTTCATCCAGTGACTAAATTGGTTTGTAAGCAATCTAGGTTGATTGAATCTAAAAATAAAAAAGAAGAAACTTGTCGTATTCTTGGTGATTATCATCAATTAGTAAAAATGGACGGTATGTGGCGTGAGTTAAAAGGTATGCCACTGGAGTCTAATATAGTAGTTATTGATGGACTTCATTATACTATTGAGAAATTTATCCGGCAAGGCGATAAACATAGAATATTAGATGGAAAAATTTTAGTTCCGGCTTCTAATTTATGTTCTATTATATATAATAAAACGAAAATAGGACCAAGAGATTTAATGGTTGATATTAACCGAGATAAATCACATTTATATTATTATAGTAAATATAATTATGGTTCTATTAAAATTACATTGGACCGGCAACTTAATCATAAAGAATTGAAAAAATATGGTTTGGTAAATGATTTGCCGCCGGTAAAAATACGGTGTAATATTTGTGGTATGCTTGGATGTAATCAGCAACACAATCAGTCGATAAAATCTACTTCATATTATGAATGAATTTTTAATGATAGTTAATATTATTTTATTATATGTCTGGCTTTCTTTGTTTTGTAAAAATCCACGTTTGGTATATGCTACTTTCATTATCATTTCTATATTTAATATTTTCATATTTGCGTTATTATGGCTGATGAAGAATTAAACTTAAAAATCTATACGTGGAGACGAAATTCCGAGTTAAAATTTAAGAATATGGATTGGAATCTATTTAATGCTATTAGGCAAGGGATAGAAGATCCAATATGGAGAAAAGTTAGCGCAAATTTATCTATCGGACAAAATAAAGCGGCAACTCAAATAAGAAGAAATCTTAAGTGAATAGAGAACTTGAATTTAGATATTGGGACGAAAATACTAAAAAATTTTATTATTTTCATATGTCAGAAGCTATTACGGCTGGTCTTATGGAACATCGTCCAAATATATCTATACCAAGAAATAAAATTTTAGAACAAAATACAGGAATTGTTGATAAAAATGGAATTTCAATTTACGAAGGAGATATTATTCGTAATAACCAATTTAAGCCGGTTCAGGTGTATTATGATATTTATATTGGTGGGTATTATCCGTTTTACTTGAGATTGGATGTTGAACGGCAAGTATTGGCGAATAACCCTGAAATTATTGGTAATATATATGAAACTCCAGAATTAGTTAAATAAAATTATGACTGATGAAGAATTACAATTAAAAGTGTCTAACCAAGTGTTTAACCAAATGAATAAACAAGTGTCTAACCAAGTGTATAACCAAGTGGATAACCAAGTGTGGGACCAAGTAAGGAACCAAGTGTGGAACCAAG